TTAGAAGTAATAAAATCTATGGTTGAAACTAATTAAAAATACACCGAGCGTGCCGGATAGGGTAAAGTCGTTCCATCCAGGTGCCAGTGTGATTAGTTTTTTATTCGTATCTTTAAATATGCTCGTGCTATTTTTAAACGATTGTACACCACGCAAAAAAATGTTTTCCGTATCAGATGTGTTGCCGTTATACTTCCACATGTCGTCCGTTGTATTATTTTTTATTTCCAAACCGTTTGATTGTCCTCGGTAGATAATATCCAATGGCATTTCGCGCGGATCAACCATAACGTCACCTGCGTTAAAAATACGAAAAGTTACCGTGCTGTGATCGTACTTTGGTTCTTCAAAAATCAACCCCTGTCCGAACCCCCACACATCAGAGTTAAAAGTTAACTCGTCCTGTGTTGTTCCGACGGACTCCGCAAGACCACTCATGACTGTTAACGGCACACTAAACGTCTGCATTTGATGGCTCAGTCGATCCATATCATAACCATCCGAGAATTGCACTCTCCATCGTTTATACGGCAGTTTGGATTCCGCAATGTAAAACTCACCGCTGCCAATCTGTCTGTGGATGACATCACGCAAAAGGAGACTATCTGTATAATCTTTCGCCTTCATGTAAAAATCAGCGGTCAACTGACGGGGCTGTAATGTTTTATCTATTACAATTTCCCCGCTACGACCGTCAATCTTTTCACTCACCACATCATAAGAGGGTGAGGGGATAGTAAGCTTTAATCCTTTGTAACCGTCCATGTTTAATAGATTGCCTTGTAAATCATATAGGTTAATCAAATTCTCACACCTCTCATATATGCGGCAATAGTCGTCTTATCGTAATTCATGCCGTCCACAGTGTCATAAACACCGCGTCCGACTTGCTCACCATCCAAATATACATCTGTATTCTTTTGCAATAGCTTCATTAATAGCTGGTTTTGCTCAAGAAGGATATTGACCATATCCTCAAACACGCCACCATTACCGCCTAAACTGTTAGGACGATGCACGCCTTTTTTGTCTCCACTACCTAACGATTGAGCGGCTAACGCTAATAACTTCATAGCGTCAGTACGCCGCTTAGGAGCGGTCGGTATAACAAATTCCGAATGACCTTCTTCCGTTAAATTAAACAGTCCGGGGTTGTCCACGCGCCCACCTGTAGCTAAACCTCTCGGATTGATAGGCTTACCATTGCGCCATACCTCATAGTGCAAGTGATTGCCTGTACTTTTACCTGTAGATCCTACCAACCCAACCGTCTGACCTTTTGTTACGGATTGACCCGCACGTACAAGGTTACGGCTATTATGTTGATAGACGCGATCCATATTACCGGTGCGTACCTGTACAAAGTTTCCGCGCGGCGCATCCCATCCGGTACCCCGTTGCGATCTGACAACTGTACCAGCCACCTGGTTTGGAATAGGTGTTCCATAAGGTGCAGGGAAATCGTTACCATTATGCATTCTCCATACTTTGTCGACCGGATGGAATCGCATACCGTATGCCGAAACCATGCGGAACGGACTAGGGAAACCGCTACCCGCTCCACCTGGACCTGTACCGTAACCGCCTACGTTCGGTGATTCCGCTTTGCTAAACATATTTTTGATATATTCAACAGCACTTTCGCGCAACTTGCTTGAAGCGCCTTTGATGATCGTACCAAAGCCACCTACTGCACCACTCAAACTTGGCAGACCCATCATTTCAATTAGCTTGCCTGGGTTACTTACATGATCCCAAATATTAGACATGGCATTTTTGAAACTCGATGCTTTATCTTTTACCCAATCTTTGACTCCGGCACCTTTTGCGAAGTGTGGAATGTCACCACTTAAATATTGTTCTGTAATCTTGTTAGGAATAACGCGCGTACCTTTCGGTGCATTCACTAGCGTGTCCGTGTCTGGACTAATAAAAGTTTGACCATTAGGCAATTCGACTATTTCACGACCGTATTTATCACCTACGACCATCAGACCGCCCTTGTGTGCGTCTGTTCCGGCATGGAATTGTGGTACTTTCCATTCTTTTATGTTTGTTCCTACCCCAAGCGTGGAAGTGATCGAGTTTAGACCTTTGATTAGCCCATTGACAACCGAGCCGAACATAGTAGCCATCTTGTTACCGACGTTGCGTATGCCATCAACGGCTTTACTAGCCATACTGACAATGCCGTCTTTCATTTTTCCGGGCAGAGCAGTAGCACCTTTGACGATTTCTGTAAAGACGGATAGAGCTTTGGTTTTCATATTGTTAACCGTGTCAATGACCTTATCTTTCGCGGTTGTAAAACCATTACTAATACCACTCTTAATATCATTGGTCTTAGATATTAGACTAGTTTTCATATCGTTGTATTTTGTCTTAGCACCCGTAGATAAATCGGACACTTTAGTAACAACGTTATTCTTCAGATCGTTCCAACCTGTCTTGATATTGTTAGCACCGTTGGTTGTGGTATTCTTCAAGCTAGTCCACTTGTCACCGAAAAATTTTGTAGTATTGTCTTTCAAGTCTTTAGCTTTATTTGACACATTGGTAGTCATATCGTTCCAACCTAATTTAGTGGAATCCCAACCCGACTTAGAATCTTTCTTCAAGCCCGTCCACATCTCAGAACCTAACTTGACCGCACCAGATCCAAACTTCTTGACGTTATCAGTAACCTTACCGGTCATCTCATTCCAACCTAATTTGGTACTATCCCATCCGTCTTTGGAATCTTTTTTGATACCCGTCCACATATCGGAAAGGGCTGTTTTCGCACCCTTACCTAACTTTTTGGATGTATCAACCACATTGGTTCTCATAACTTCCCACTTAGTTTTAACCTCACCAGTTTCCCAGTCAACTTCTTTAACGTGTTCTTTGGCTTGTGATTTAGCAGACTCTACGACTTCTTTATGAGTATCTTTAGCTTTCTTGGTGGACTCTTTGTATTTCGCTTCCGCATCATCAATGACTGCTTGCGCTTCTTGCTTTGACATAAGGCCCGTTTCGTCGCGTTGTTGGATTGCGAAAGCTATTGTTTCGTCACGCTTCTTCCCTGCGTCTTTGATCACCTTGTCAGTAGCGTCCTTTGAGTTCTTAACAACCTCCGCCGCTTGTAACGCTGTAATCTTACTTGATTCGGATTTCATGCGTTCCAATATAACCTTCTGATCACGCTCGTTATCAGTTAGATATTTAACTGCATTTTTATTCATTTCCTCTTGGATAAAATTGAGTTGGCTTTTCTCTGATTCTGTCAATTCGCGTTTTTCTTTTGCTGCTCTATCCGTGATTTTCTTCACATGAGCATTTAACTTTACTTGTTCTGCTACTTGTTTATCATTCGCTATTTTCTGTTGCTTCAAGATTTCTTCTTCGCGTCCTATGCTAAGAGCGGATGATTCAGCAAACATTTTAGTTGTTTCTGCAATTTCGTCGGTATGGCGTTTCTTCATTCCTTCTAGAATTTGCGTGTTCATCTTTCCATACTTTGTGGTTATGCTATCAGCCATTTCTTGTGTAATGGCTTTGCCTTTAATATTCAGTGTAGTCAATTGTTGACTCGCACCGTCGGATAGATCGAAGAATCCTCCAAGTGCTTCTTTTGTTGATTCACTTACACCTTTACCGAACCGATCTACTTCTGGAATTGCATCTTTTTTAAGGTGATTACCTAATGCAACCGCACCGACACCGATTGCGGCAAGTGCGCCAACTGCTATACCGATCGGCCCAGTGAGTACGGTAAATACCGTAGCTAAACCGCCAATTAACGGAGTGGCAGCGGCAACACCTGTACCCATGATCCCGATTGCGGCAGATGCCGAACCGACAAATGTAATAACCGAGCCAATTGAAGCGGCAAACGCTCCGAGTCCTACTAATACGGGACCTACAGCTGCGGCTATGCCCAGTATAGATAATGCTGCCACTTTAAGACCTTGTGGCATGTTCTGTATTTTTTCAGCGAAGCCCGTCAAGGATTGGATAATTTTACGGACAGATGGTTCTAAAATGTCGTAAATTTGAATGCTTAACTCTTGCATAGCTGATTGGAATATCTTTAAATCGCCCTTTGCATTATCGTTCATGGTTTTCGCCATGTCTGATGCAGCACCGTCAGCGCCTTCTAACATATTTTTATTTTCAGCTAATGCACCTGAACCTTTTTCCAACAATACAGCCCAGTGCTTATAAGCTTCAGCGCCAAATAGAGTAGTTAGATTTGCGGCTTTTTGTTCTTGCGTCATGCCTTCCATTCCGATTTCTAGTTCTTTAACAACTTCAGGCATCGACTTCATGACCCCTTCGGCATTAAAGAATTCAGCGCCTGTTGCTTTTAAAACCTTACCCATTTTCTTGGTCGGGTTGGCTAATCTAGTAAGAGAAGATGCAAATGCTTGTCCAGCCATAGATCCTTGTATACCTGCGTCACCTAGTGCCATGATTGCAGATGTGGAATCCTCCAATGACCATCCTAATGAGTTGGCTGAAGGGGCTAGGTATTTCATTGCTTCACCTAACTGCGATACGTCTGTATTTGCGTTAGCTGCTGCGGCTGCCAATACGTCAGCAACGTGACCGGATTCTGATGCGTCGATCGAGAATGCGCTCAAAATATTAGATGCAATATCAGCGGCACTCCCTAATTCCAACGCACCAGCGGCTGCTAAATCTAACATCCCCGGCATTGCGCTTATAATATCATTAGTTTTAAAGCCTGCCATTGCTAAAAACTGCATCCCATCAGCGGCTTCTTTTGCCGAAAACTGCGTAGTTGCGCCTAAATTACGCGCTGTCTTTTCAAGTGATTCTATTTCTTGACCAGTCGCCCCTGAAATAGCTTTTACTTGCGACATGCCTTCCTGAAAGTCAGCCCCTACTTTTACAGCAGCTAAACCTATCCCCACGATGGGAGCAGTCACTTTCATCGAAAGGCTTTTTCCTACATCCTTCATTTTAGCTCCTGCCGCTGTAAACTTACCGCCCACATCTTGCATCTTGTCGCCAAACTTTGTAAACCCTGATTCCGCTACTTTCTGCGCTTCAGCGAACTCTTTCATTTCTTTCGTTACGCCATCCACATAGCGCTCTAGGTTGTTAAGTGCAGCAGCCTGATTGTTATACTGTGTCGCGGCTTTCTCAGCTTGTACGCTTCCCTCGCCATGCTCTTTGACCATCTTCTCGTAATTCTTTTGAGCGGCTGCGGTAACAGCTTTCTGGACTTCGATTTTCTTGTTTAGGCCGTCAAGCTGCGTTTGATACTTTCCTAAACTCTTTTCTCCACGGTCAAAAGCCGACATGTTATTTTTCATTTCAGAGTTGACCATGGTGAGTTTGGACTTTAAACTTTGCAGTCCAGTATCCACTTTTATGGTATCGAGTGATAGACCTATCGTTAAGCCTGTAATGTTCTCTGCCAATTAGTTTCCTCCTTTCCTCCATAATAAAAAGCCGCCTATTTCATCAAATCGAAAAATGAACTGGACGGCTTTGGCTTATTCTTTTCTTCTAGAATTTGGAGGACAAAATGGAACGGCATAGCAAGGGCCTCGTTTATGTCCTTTCCGTTTTCCATCATATTGAGAATGAGTTTATCCATGTATTCCTTTTGCTTGGCGTAAGAAAAGTCCTCATCCGTTAACGTTTCTTCGCCAGAAAGTTTTTTGTTTCGTCGGTTTGATAACCATTAGTCGAGAAGACCAATTGTTCTTGTAGCGTTTCGATTGCCTCTGGTCCATGTAGACCGTTAACAAGTTCTTCTGTTGTGAATTGACCTTTATAAAGAGTGTCGGCTACGAAGATCGCCATTTTCTCTATTTTATCCCGTTCGCTCAAATCTCCATTTTCGATAGAGTCTGCTACATCAAGACCTTCGTACATTACGCTCATTGGCAAAAATGGTGGAGTGAGATACGTCTTCTCAATGATTTCCCCTTCTTTTACCTCTGTTACTAAAGTAAGTCTGCTACGCTTTAAATTCGCCATTGTATGATTTCCTCCTTAGATATAAAAAAAGAACAGGAATTACTCCTGCCCTTTAATTTCCTCAATTACTTTTTTGCCTAATTTATTACTTGTGGACGTCAATTCTTTGATGCGTTTCTCACTCACTTTTTTATTAGCTGGGCGAGGGTAGGAGTCGTTCTTTTTATAGATTTTGTCACCGTCTTGCAAGTCTTTAAAATCGTGCAATACTTTATACTTTGTCATAGATTACCCCTCCTTTTTATGCACCTGGAATTGCGTCTGGGTGAGCCACGCCAAACACTAGCGTGAACATCGCATCACGGTTTGTCGTTTCACCTTTTGCATCATAAACCACCATCATTGTTGCTTCATCTTCATCTTCAATACCTTCTACTTCACGCGGCATAAACTCCGCATTAACCTCGTCAGAGTTAAAATCAACCCCACCTTCTTCTTTCGTCTTTCCGCTGATTCCGCCTGTTGTGAAAATGCCTTTTAGGAAAAATAACCACTCAGTGCCACCATCTTCAGCCGTACGAGAAAACGCACAAGCTACGTAGGGAGGAGTCATGTTTGGCGTATAAGCAAACCCGCCAGCGATTGTTTTAAGACCTAGCAATACCGCTCTGTCCTCAATCGGCAACTTGTGGAAGTTCGTACCCAATGTAACGGGACCATTTGTAGTAGCTAATTCTGCTACCATGTTATCTCCATGTGCACGGCTAATTTCTTGTGGTGTATCTACATTAATTTCCTGTAAAAACTTAATGCGTTCAGGTGCCGCTTCTTTGATTTTCTTTTCATCCGCATCTAATACACCGTAGTAAAATTCTTTCAGTCCAGTAAATGAGCGGTAATTTTTTTCTGCCATCTAAATCACTCCTATTTTTTAATATAAAAAAGACACTCACATGAGCGCCTCGTCATAAATCGTATTTCTGTATCTTCGGGCATCACGGTAAATTCCGGTGTCTTTGTCCCATTCATCAACTGCGCCCGCAAAATAGCCGAATCCTATCGACCGCATGATTTTACTCACACGTTTCGCCAGTTCTTTTGTGGTTTTTCTGTCCTTCGTCCACACATCAATCTGATAGATATAACTATCAGCGATTGGCTCATTGTCACCGTACTCGGTAGGTATTGGTGGAGATAGTGGATCGATCACAATGTATGGACCTGTTATATCACCCGTAGCAGGGTATTCATAAAACTTAATGCGCCCTTTTGCTTCCTGCTTAATATAATCATCAGCCATCATCGCGTTATAAATCATCATCATGACGTCCATTAAACACCACTCCGAATCCTGTCAGCCAACGCTTTACGATAGGCTTTTCTAGAGTTTTCCAACGCACGCGCAATAGCCCCTTTTCCGCGAGGAGAGGGGTTCTTAATTGTGCCAAATTCATTTAGGTGGATAATTGAATAACGTTTATGTGGACCAACCCATTTTACGGTAATGGTGCGGACACCATTTAAGTTATACGGTTCAGTGGTAGTCATTTCATCTATTGAATATCCATCATCTTTGAACGTTTCAAATTGAGATTTCAATTCTTTGATAAAAACAGCAGCACCATCTTTTAACGCGGCATCCACAATAGATTGCATTTTAGCTTTTCCTAGACGAGACTCCAAATCCTTTTGCAATTTATCCAGACCGGATATTTTTACACTCATGAGATCAACCCCGCAATCACTAACATAAACCGCTTGTCCGTCATATCCGGCTGTATCGTTTTAACGTTATACCGTTTACCGAAAAAGCGTCCATCATCAATGCCGATATAGTGTGTATTATTCGGAATAAAATCACCACGCGGATCACGAATAACGAGTGTCACATCTTCGAGTGTGCCGTTTGCTTTCGCTTGCTCAATATCACGCATCCATACTTTTTCCGCGGCCGCCCAGCAACTGTATAAGTTTCTGATTTCTGACTCACCGGCTTCCGGTCCGTCACTCGGTGCAAACTCATAAAATGTGATGCGGGTATTCAATTCTCCGATTTCGCGAATCATGGCGTCACCTCCACTACAATAGGAGGATCTACATAATTTCCGCGCAACTTTTGAATAGCTGATAGTACAGCGTCCGGTGAGTTATCCGCGTTATTTAAACGACGCTCACTAATGCCCAAGCGATTTTCGTAGTAAAACCCAACAAGCATAGATACAGCTAAATTAAAATGAGGATTGTTTTCGAAAAACTGTTCATTTCTGAACGGATCAGTCGAAACACTATCCTTCACTTCTTCTTCAGCCCATGCTTGATATTGCGAAATAAGATCATCCTCGAAAGAATGATCTACCCGCAAATGTTTCTTTAATAGTTCGAGATTCATCTAAATCCCTCCTATTACACTCCTGGTACGACTGGCGCTGATGGTGTGAAGTTGACAAGGATTACTGAATCCTTATCAAGGATACGAACATCTTGACGTACTGCTACCATTAGTGCTTCCCCGAAGTGCATGTAGTTTGTCCATTGCGCCTGATACTGAGAACGCGAGAATAGTACAATGCCATCTTTCATGTTCCCTAGTATGATTTGGTGAGCGTCCGCATTGTTTGGAAGCATCTCATCGGGCAATACCTCAATACGAGCACCTAATAGACGTTTCGCCGTAGGTTCTTTGACGTCAGCTTGCAACAAGTAATTTCCATTTCCATCCTTTAACTTGTCGAGTGCGGCGTAAGCAGATTGTGACATAATTGCTAGATTGTTTTCATAGTTCGGTTTGATGTTCATATTTACCACATCTTTCAAACCATCAATTCCCGTCGCGTCCTTGGTTGCAAATTTAGTAGTCGAACCATCTTCACCTTGGCCACCTTCTTTTAACACTTTTAGGATCGTCGCATTGCGAGTTGCTGCAATTGTGCGAGCTAACCATGTTTTCAATTCAGCTAGTACGTCGATTTGAGCATCTTCGATAGCTTCTTTCGATACAAGGAAGTAACCACGGTATGTTTTAATATCATAACCAAGCATGAAGAAAGGTTTTACGGCAAGTTTCGGATTCTCTTCTAATTCAGCAACTTCCGGTAATGCTGCCACATCAGAAGGACGAACAACCGGATATTTACCAGAACCGTTACCGACCGGTTTAATTGTGACATATTTATCTAGGTTATATTCTGATGATTTCAGCTTCATAATGTCGTTAACAATTTCTTCAGGAATCACAACAAAGCCCGAATCCGTCTTCAAGTTCCCACCATCAATATCGGCTGCACGAGTTTCCAAATAAGTCTGGAACGCACGGCTTTCTTGTGACATTTGCGGCGTGTTATCTACAACCACACGCGTCTGTGCTTGCATAGAACGAGCTTCAGGATCTTCGTCTGGCTCTTTGTTCTTTTTATTCGTTGCTGGCTCTGGCGACTTGCCGAGATTCTTCTTCAAGGCTTCTCGCGCTTCAATACCTTCTTTTTCCTCATTCAGCGCACGAACCTCTTCAGTCAACGCTTTCACGTCAACTTTTTCTTCACCTTCCAGCATTTTTCGGATTTCTTCTTTTCGTGCTTCAATTTCTAATAGTCGTTTCATTATAAAATTCCTCCTTATAGGTACGTTTCTAAAATTAGTTTTTGTCGTGCTTCTTGATCATTTACATATTGCTTATACGGATCATTACCGCGTGCGGAAACTCCACTATCTGGATAAGCAGGCCATGCAGTCGGTGATATTTCCAATAATGCGGCATCAGTGATTGTGCGGATAACATAATCATCATCCGTTTCATCCCATTCTTGCCTACGAGCCACAAAACCAAAGCTCACGCCATCCACATCACCACGTTTAATAGTCTCGTAGGTGTCATTGCCAAGTGTGGTGTTCGGAAGATCCAAATCAAATCGCAAACCAACCTCATCCTCTGTTAACCGCAATGTACCGTTTCCTGTGCGACCTAACACTTTGGATGTATCGTGTGACCATAAAGCCCGCTGATCGTCCTTTTGCAAAGTCTCAGTAAACGCTCCACGCTGAAACTGTTCTCGGAATTCTCCCATATAACCGAGTGGGTGAGATTTCATTTCCCACTTTAACGCGTATCCGGTGAGGGTTCGCTTACCGTCTTCTGATTCTCGTAATTCGATTGTGGATTGTTCCAGACCTCGCTTTTCAGGCAGTAGTTTTTCATTCGCCATTGTCCTCACCTCCTTTCGATAACGGCATATTTTTAGCTTTCGCCATCTGATATTCTTCTATCATTTCAAGCGTTGTAAAGTTTAGGGATATTAAATGTTTGTCTCCCATATCACCTTCAATAGGCGGGTACCCTTTACGTCTACGCGCTTCATTCAGGCTGATTAAACCGCCCGCTAAATCCTCTTTGATAATCTTGCTTTTCGTTTCCGCGTCGATGATCCGCTGATTATCCGTATCAAACCAATAGCGCTTTGTTGTAATATCCGCATCGGGAATACACTTGAAATTTAATTCTGCTGTAAAACTTTCCAAGTATGGACTCAGCGTATTAATAAGATAATCAAGATTCATTTGTTCCAGATTCATGTTGGATGTTTCCAAACCAAATTTATGACGCGGTATACCAAACGCTTTGGCTACCTGTATCGTGCTGTGCGTGCTTGTATTGACGAGTTTCAAAATTTCTGTATCAACCTCGATCGGTTGATATTCCATAGTTTCATCGAGCACTAGTACCTTGTGAGCCTTGTCACTTCCCGCATTAGCGTTCTGCCATTCGTCACGCAATTTCTCACGCGCTTCTTTGGCAAGTTTACCGCCTTTGTATTTCAGTAACCCACCAGATTGAGTACCGTTTTTGAAGAAATTAGACAAGAACCGTTTACTATTTTTTTGTGTGGTCAAGTCTTCTTCCAAACTCAATAACGGCGATTCTCCTTTGATGCCATCGAGGGAGAAGAACTTCATGTGCAAAATGTTTTCTTTCGGTATTTTGCGTAACTTACCAGGCGATTCTTGATATTCATAAATTAGTTGATAGCCTGTAGTTTTATCCTGTTTGTACGTCACTTTTGAGTTATTGATATGATAGATAGCGATTGGTACACCTCTTGGCGATCTCACGATTTCTGCATAAGACTGACCGTTTAGCAACGCATTCGCGACCAATATAAATTTAAGTTGATACGCTGTGTAATATTGATTCGGCTTCACATTGAAAAGAGAGAGCAAGGGATCACCCGGTGTTTTGATTTCGTCCACAAGATGCTCTAACCGTAGACTCGCGATATCACTAGCAATCATTTTGACGGCTGTAAACACATCACTGTTTTTGATAGCTTCAGCACCTGCATATACACGCTCATCCAGTCCGGTAAAGCCGGGTAACATGGAAATCAACGCATGCTGTTCTTCTTCTGTGAAAATCGAACTGCGCGTTTCCGGTTTAGTGAAAATACCCATTTATTCACCTCCCTTCTGCGGTCAAAATCATCGCCACGATGACTAGGCAAAGTCCAACCGCTACATACCCCCACACGATGTGGAAGAGGAATACGGCATAACAGATAGACGCTAGTCCCGCTAGAAATAAAATCGCTGTAATGTTAGACAATAAAAATAGACCCACTGCTTTGAGTGCGCCTGTAAATTTTCCGATATTCATTTTTTCACTCCTCAAAATCCGAAATCCGAACTCATGATATACTCTTCCATGTTATTTTCATATTCGTGATACATTGCTTGGCTAAATGCGGTAGTGATCGCGACAATCGCATCAATTTTATTTCGATTGATTTTCTTGTCCAAAATAATATTGCTATTATTATCATATTTTACGACTGCGTTATTGACAGCAATCTCGATATTTGGATTGCCGCTATGCATGATCTTTTTCTCAAATACGTCCAGACGGAATTGTTTTAGAGGTTCAGATAAATCTCTATAACCTTGTCCGACTTCAATCATCGGCCAATCGTATTCTTCTAATTCCGTTATGACGGCTTGTGAGTTCCATGGATCGTACATGATGCCTTTTACATCAAGATTATTACTCTGTATAAAGTTCACTAACCACGAAACCACTTGTTTATAGTTGATAATCCCGGATGCGCTATCTGTAATGGTAGCAATGCCCGACTGCTCCAACGCATGATAATCTATCTTGTCGCGTTCGATCTTCGCTTGCAAACCACCCTTGGCACCAACAAAAACATGAGAATCAACATAATACTTTTCGTTTTCAGTCGGGAATATCAAGCCGATTGCAGTCAAGTCATCTAATCGGGATAAATCAAGTCCTATATAGACTTCTCGCCCACGTGGATTGAAGTCTAACGCGACTTTACAAGCTTCCCAATCCGAACCTTTCAGGTAGCTGTCTTCTCCTGCCGACTGCCATAAATTGAAGTTTTTCACGTACGTGCCGACTAAATCATCTTTCTGGACAGCTTCTTTGTACTTTTTTCGAAGATTTCTCATCAAAAGGTCGTTTAAAGATTCCACAGAGAGTAGAGGGTTGGCTTTGATCCACTTACTTTCATCTGTCACTTCCATGACGGAATCCATTTCCGCGACAAACGCAAAATAGTTATCATTCGTTTCTGCTCCAAACAATAACTTTTTAACGTACATATATTCCTTGTACATCGGACCGTTCAAATAAAATCCGGCTGTTGAAATAATAATGGTCAACGGATTTTGTTGCTGTACCATACCAGACTCCAAGACTTCCATCGTTTTGGTATCTTTACTTTCGTGGAATTCATCAAGGATTCCTAAATACGGTTCAAATCCGTCAAGGTTACTCGTATCTTTACTCAATGGCTTGATTAAACTGTCATCACGAAGATTCAGTATTTCGTTTTTCGATTCTGTGATTTTAGAAATGGACTTGACGGCATCGGATGCGTTTCGCAATTTATCTAATTGTTTGCGAACCATCGTCCACACGATCTTCGCCTGGTCCTTCGCGTTTGCGGTACAGTATATCTGTCTACCGAGTTTCGGATTACGTCCGAACAAAAACTCATAAAGCGCGATCCCCGCAACCAATATAGATTTACCTTGTTTACGCGCCATGGAGATATACGCTTTACTAAAACGTCGGTTGCCTAACTCGTCGCGCCATCCATACAGACTGCCAACGATGAATTTCTGAAAGTCGGCTAGTCGAATCGGCTCTCCTGTTTTTATATCCGGCAACATCTCAATAAATTTAATGACCTTATTCGCCTTGGCTATATCGAATGTATAACCTTCCAACTCTTTCAAATCTTTCAGATGCCGCTCACATTGCCTTTTAACTAAATTCGATGCAAGGATATCACCTTTGTATACTTTCCGAGCATATTCTGTTGTGTAATCAATCATTAGCCAACAGCTCCGCGAACGGATCATTCATTTTATCGTCTTTCGGTACCACAATTCTCATTCGGCTGTCGATGGTCAATCCAAGTCCGCCCGCGACAGACCGTAAAATTCTAGCTGCATCATTCATTGCGGTAAATTCAGGATTAACTTTTTTCTTATCATTTCCTTGAGCATCCAATTCAACGATTGTTCGCCCTTCTACTTCCACAGCGAGAGAGGCGGCTTTATATTTCGAAAAGTAATCACAGTACATAACAACCGATGCTAAATCTAGCGAAGCAATCGGCAACTTTTCCATTAACGGCACAATTCGTTTGTATTCAGCTTTCGCATCCTTACTCAACCAGGAAGGAGGTGAGAGAGAAATCTTTTCGAAATCATCTAGTGCCGCTTCTTCTTTTTTACGTTTTTCTGTCGCTGCTTTTCCGACTTTTCCAGTCGATGCATCAGCTAATTTTCTAGGTCTAGCCATACCCTCACCCCTTTCCTAATTTAGTAAGTTAGTTTCTGGCATATTTCTCGAAGAAGACTCCCCGCCGGTCTATCCGAGGCTTCACACAAGGGCTGTAGAGGTGCGGGGGGACTCTTATTCATACTTCGATATGTCCTCAGCCGTCTTTCGGTTGTGACACGCGTTACACAAGCTCTGTAGGTTGTCCAACTCTAATCGTTTATCCCAATCCACAAGAGTGGGAATGATATGGTCAACCATCTCTGCGGGTTTATATACATCCAACTGTAGACAGTGTTGACATAGCCACTCATCACGCATCAACGCTACCTTGCGAGTGTTGCGCCATGCCCCTGTCTTATAGAAGGCTACATAAGTTGGGTTGTCTCGTAGTCTAGCCTTGTCATAGCTTTGATTGACTGTCTGTACATGTCGTGTGCAGTACGTGTCCGTGAACGGTATCAGTAGACGACAAGACGGATGACGACACTGACGCATAGGAGTCACTGGATCACCTCATAGATACAGCGCCTGACCATGATAGCCAGACGCTGTAGTAGTTGCTCGTAAGCCTGAGCTTGGCAGATGTTGGATCACCATTCCTTTCTCTGTATAACACAGTGAATAGACACAGGTGCATCGCCTCCTTTACATAGCAAAGGCACCTACCCACGATGAGTAGATGCCTAGTGTTAACCTGTATACGTTTGCTTGAGTGAGTCCATCTTAACCTGCAAGACTGACTGCACGCGTTTGATTTGATTGTCGATTAAATCAATTTGTTTTTTATATTCTTGTTCTGAAATTTTATTCTGAATAAATAATTGCGCTGGGTTATTTTTATTTGCACGTAATTTATTTATTTTATTTTGCATCCGTCTACATTCTGCATCTAAAACAAATGCAATGTATTTTGTTTTGCAATGTGGACAAACGAAATAACTTTCTTTGATTGAGATGCCGTGTGTTTTTGTTTTGAGTTTGATATTGAAATTCTTGTGGCACTGATCACAGGTTGTTTTGTTGTTCATTGGATATCAACAACCTGTAAGCCGATCGACGTTCCTTCTGCTTGTGCAACTACAGAGGAGCTCACCAACCTATTGTCATTTATTTGATTGACGGTAGCACTTCCACATGAGTAGCAAATGATGGAACACGACACGCATTCTCCCGCTTGATTTCTTGCGATAGAAATATTTTCACCGTGACAGACTTTGCATTTCATTTTATATCAATCCCCTCTCCATAAAATAAAAAGACACCAGATATAAATCAGATGCCTTGTTACGTTATGGATTTGTTTTATAAGAAGAACAACACAATGATAATAATAATTGGAATGGTCACCAGTATAGTAAGTAGACATCCACAGCCCATCATCTTGCCACCAGCTTGTTGCATACCCTTACCTGTATTGGTCATCGCGTCTCCGCGCTTGCTCCACTTATCATAGCGTGCTTTTTGCTTGTCGGTCATCTCGTCGTATCCTTCTGGTTTCGCCATTGCAATCCCCTCCTACTGGATATTGTAACCAAATCAAGAGGAAAAGAGAACCGCTCATAGTAAATAAGCATAGAAAAAGCCACACCCGTATGGATGAGGCTTCATTTAATTACTTATCAATTACTTTTAATATTCTATCTAACTTTTCTTCAATACGATTCAATTGATCAAATAAATCATCATTGTTTTCTTTCTTTTGCTGGTGGTGTTCTTGCATCTTTTTAATATTTTCTTGAAGATTTTTATCCAATGTTGTCCCCTCCCTCCTTTCATGCCTATTCGACACAATAAGAAAGAAGTCCTCTTTAATTTACAAAAGAAAACCATCCAGTCGGAACAACTGGATGGAATCGGAGGGTTTATAGCTAATCAACCATTGATTGCTATATTACTACTTTACCCCTTCTAATCGTGAACTTCCATAGTGTTAAGAAGTTCACTCGTGTTGAACTGTTTGGTCGTACTGTTTAATACGGTTTATCCATTAAAATTTTTATATCATCGTGTCCCCAATCATATTGAGTGAGAACTAAGCGATCCTTAGAAAGTAGGAAATTCACCATATCCTCTTGATTTTCGTCTGACTTTGCATCCTTCAATAATTTCTCTAATTGTTGAATTGATAGCGTGAATTGCTCCATTTAAGCACTCCTCCTTATGTGTCTACTATCTCACACCCAACCTATCATGATCGCTGTATCATCCAACAAACCATTACGCAATCTCAGCACTTTGCTTCTAGACATATTGAGCTTGTCCGCTATCTCTTCCCACTCGTAACAATTCCGATCATCATCCCAATACCGCATATCAATAATGACCGTTAAGTCTTCCTCGGATGTTTTGTATAGCTCCTCCACAACGTGTGTGATGTGCTTTAGATTCTGGTACAGCTTGTCCTCCATCAGACGTGTAGCTAACTGCTCTGTAGGTTTAGAAACCGAACGAACGGAATTAGCTCCACCTCCACTGTTTTCATCATCTGAATTACGGGAAAGTAATTCCCATTCGCGATATTTCAATAGCTTTTTGTTTTGCTTGTGATTGATCCAGTATTCCTCTAGTTTTTGTATATCGTGTTTGTTTAACGTTCTCATAGTTTCCCCCTACCGCCCCACACGCTCATCGTACAGGCGCTGTAATTCTTTATCATCCAATCGTCTAAATGCATCCATATGCCACCCTGTGCGTAACGCTAGGATGTTTATGAGTTGTTCTCGTTCGGTTGCGGTCATAGATCCGCTTCCTTTACAAACACACCGTTAACCATTTTACCTTTGCGGTCTTTGATTTCGTTATACGCAATGCCGGAGCATGCTTCTATGCTTGTCCCAATTTGCATGGATAAGATAGTTAATACCACTTGCACGTCACCAATACCATCTTTCGCTTCATCCATATCACCTCTCGCTAATGCGGCAGCGATCTCCCCGACTTCCTCCATGAGCTTCAACATCTGCTTAAACGGATCTGCTTCATCCAACCCTCGGTAGATTGCCCACGTTCGTACCTTGTCTACCGTTTCCTGTAAATTTGGAGCGTTCATCATTTCGAATGCATCGGATAAAGCTGATTGCTTATCGTTGTGTGTTAAATCTGCATAATTCATTTTATTTCCCCCTGATTATTGTATTTCGAAATCTTTTGATCGGCTCTTCTTTATCCTCAGTGCTTTGTTAGCGCATATAATGCAGATACTGTCTCTATGGCATACGCTATCCACTTGTGCCTGCTGTTCATCTCCACATAACTTGCAGTTGATCGTTTTGATGGCTAGTGTGCGTGTGATTCCGTTCGCGTTGGTTCGTTTCATTCCACTACCTCCCGACTAGCTGCCACATACTGACTAGCCAGCAATACCGATAGCTGTTTCACATCCTGTAACGCTGCCATTTCATCTTCGAGTGCATGATAACGTGATTTCAACTGGCGGTATTCCATTTCAGCTTGTTGGTTGTATGCGGTGGATTGACTTTTACACTCCAGTTTTTCTTTCAGTTGCGTGTTTTCCACACGTTCGTTTTGAAGTTGTTGCCATACATCGTCATAATTCTTAGCGAGGTTGTCGTACAGTTCCGCTTTAGTCTTCAACTCTTCGGATTTATCGAATAGTTCATTTCGCTCTTCGAGTAGATTCTTGTACTTGTTTTCACTCACTTGCAAAAGACCGCTTAACGCTTCGTATTTCGCCTTGTAATCTTCTGGCGAACTATTAGACTCCGTACGTTGCGTGTCATCCTGTACAGCGACGGGTGTATCTTCCTTCGGTTTATCCTCCATCAATCCGTTCTCGCGCTTCCATGCGATAAATTTAGCTGGATACGTGCCGAGCATACTAGTAATTGCCCCATCTGTTGCGTTACCCGCTTTCATTTTGTTGTATTTTTCAACTGTGAATGTTTCTAATGTTTCTTTAGCCATTGTTGATCTCTCCTTTAGACTTGTTCCAAGCGCGATAAACAGCCGGATAATGCTCAATCACATATTCCTCAACCACTTTTGCATAATCCTGTATTTCTTTTTGCGCGTCCGATTCTAACCGTTGATCCAAGAAGTGTAGGACGGATTGCAAACTGGCTGTCCAATACCAACGGACGTACATGCCGTAAGCAGGCAGGAATAGACGGGCTTGTTCTGGCGCTATACCACAATTCATAGCTTTGTTGTAAAACTTTTCTCCTTGTTCAACGTAGCTCATTAACGCTGCTGTAAACGGCAACCCCTCAACTGCATTTAACGGTTCTCCGCTACCTTGCTTGCTATTTGCCGGTTTGCTCCTCCACTCGTTTTCGCCAGGAATATAAAACTCTTCTTTCTCACTAATATACCGTCTGCTTGATTCATTCCAAGCATCCATCGTGTGATCTGAGCCAACTACTTGCTTCCACCATTGCCGTGCAACCATCAAAGGTGCGTACACTTCAAATTGCATACTTGCATGACGCAACGGGCTTGTATGTCCTTCACGGATTAAGAAGTTAATCAAACGTTCGTCCTTGCCATTTAATTCATGGCTTTCCTTGTCGTACGAGACACGCGCAGCATTTACTATTGTTAAATCTGAACCCATTACATCTACTAGTCGTACATAGCCTTTATCAAGAACTTTTTTCATTTTGTTTGATCCCCTTTTTATGTTTAATCGGTCTATCGTCTTGTACAAACCGCAAGCCCTCATATTGGAGGACTGTCGGTTTGCCGTTTTTGCGTTTGGTTACCGTGACTACTGGTGTCGGATTGATTATGATGGCTCCGTGCTTGCCCGGGATCATGGCGATTCTCCATTCAAGGCTTGACGGGCTACATCTCCCCCGTCACTCTGTATTTCCATTCTGTAATCCGGTGCAAAAGGACTTCCTTTATTTTCTTCAAACCACTTATAATCATCTGCATAAAACTCCAACGCTTTTCGTAGACGGGCGTTTTCTGATTTTCGCTTTTCCAATTCCATCAACATGGGCAATGCTTTCGTCTCGTTTAATTGCTTTTCTAATTCTTGCACTCGTTCAGCTTGTTGGATTAACCACTCGAAATCCTCGTCTTCCAGACCTTCACCACTAAATTCAATTCTTTCCAACCGTTCCGCATTCGTTTCAGTTGTCATTTCGTCTCCCCCTCATCCAATATCCGAACCAGTATGACAAGAATGAGCAGATGCCTGCCGCTATTGCTTCAGTTGTCATTCCGACCCCTCCCGATAATTCCGATTACTTTCCACTCCATAAAGCAATTCCCACATTCTGCGATTGTCCGATTCGAGTTGCAGACGGTTAGCGCGTTCAACTTTTAATTGTTGATTTCGTTCTTTGATCTGATCTTGCAACATGCTGATAAATACTTTTTGTTCCTCAATAAAGTTGTCTCTCCAAGTCATTACAGATCCCTCCCTCTCATATATCCAAGCCCGTAAGCCAGTAAGAATATTGCGGATGCTGATAGATAAAATGTCACGATTCAGTCACCAGTCGAACCGCTTCTTCTGCTGATCGACATACACCGTAAATAATAGGTTGCCTACTAGCAAACTCCGCAAATCGCTTTTGGTCTGTTCCTAGTCGGCCTTTACTGTTCTTCACTTCAATTACAAAGAATTTACCATCCGTCTTTCGGAAACCCACCAAATCGGGAAACCCTTTCGGAAACAACTTCACTACAAAACCTCTAGCGTCCCGAACTGAACCTGCATTACTCCTCCACACGGAATGTCCTTGTTGCGATACTGCGAGCATGATCTCCGCTTGTATGGTTGCTTCCGACTTAATCGAGGTCATGTTCGCATACCTCCCATGAGCCTTTATAGATATAACTTGTCCAAACTACGCTTGTCTTTTTACATTTTTTACACATCAGTTCAACTTTTTTGTCCCCTCTGTTATTAATTAAAATCTTAGATATATACACACTTCCGCCTAAGGCGTCATGAAATTGATTATTGACTTTTTTAATGTCCAAATTTATCTCCCCCCGTCTTTTTATTTCCATGTCAGATATAAATGACGGATGAACAACACTCACAAACCTTATATCTATCAACGCACCGACACTTATTTTTTAATAATGTCGGATAGCGGTTAGAAACTTATCCTCTACAGTACATATATCACTTATCTGGTATACAATACTTTATATACTTCATCTGACATATATATAAAAGAAGTAGTATATATATAGAGTATATAAGGGTTTGTGAGGGTTTTTTGAGTAAAATTCATCCGACATTTGTCCGTCATTTATCCGACATTTTACTAACCCCAGTTATTCATGCCTGGGAATATATCGACGACTTTCAAACCGCTATAATAGCGTCCGTTCTGATCTCGTTTATATTCGAATTTCTCTTTCATCTTCTGTCCGAATTTCTGCTTGCTCATTAAATACTCCTCGTTGTCTCTCGCCCACTCTTTATACTTCGAGAACAATTCGCCTGCTGGTGCTTTATTGCCTGGCGAAACTATGCACATATCGCCAATGAATGATTCAAGAACATCCATCTCCTGCCGGTAACTCTGACTGGCAGTCTTAATGGAGTTCGGCATATCGAGACCTTCCTTCTGCCACAACAGTGTTCCCTCTACAATCCAATCGAGTATGGCAGGTGATTCCCTTAATAGCTTGTGCTTCAAGTCTTTGTCTACCTTGTGTTCAGGAATTTGCACAGCGAAGGGGATCAGCACCATGCGTCTCCATATCCCATCATCCGTACCACGTATAATCGGCTTATGGTTGGAAGATACCCACAACTTAAACTGCGGATGGAAGTCAAAATCTTCACCATATAGGAACCGAGCTGTGATCTTGTCTCCGCCTGTCAGTTGCTTAATCAATCCTTCATCAAATCGGAACCCTTCATTTGGTTCGGATGAAGTGACAAACCGCAAACCATCCAATGCGGCAATGTCGTTATTGACCCCCGATTGCTGTTTGACCATGAGTGAGTCCGCTCGAATGTTCTTCGAATACGTTCCGAGTATTTCGCTGATGGTTTCAACGAATACCGATTTACCGTTACGACCGTTACCGAACAGAATGAACATAACCTGCTCTCTTGTGCTTCCGGTAATCGAATAACCGATAGCTTTCTGCATGTAGCGTATCAATTCGTGATCGTTGTCGAATATATCTTCCAAGAATCGCTCCCAGGTAGGACAATCCATTTTGTCGGTATATTCAAAGTTCGTCTTACGTGAAAACATCTTCTTTATATCGTGTGGATGTAGAAACCCACTCGCTAAATCCAAGTAGCCGTTCTCTGTGTTTAGCAGCATGTCATCCACATCAAACTCACTAGGCATGACCGCTACCCTGTGTTTCAATTCGTCTACCATGGCTTTCTTTTTGTTGTTGTTCCTGCTGTTCTTTAAATGCTTTTGCCATGCCTTTTCTATCTCTTCTGCGTCCAAGTCAGGGCCAACTTCTATCTTTTCGTTCTTCATATCTTCCACGGTGGCATCTACCAAACTCCTAACCTTGCCTCGGTCGTCTTTCTGCCAAAGGTTTTCGTCGTATACAATAAATTTGTTGTCAACGTAGGAATACTTTACGATTTCACCGAAACGATCCATAAACCTGTCAGCGTTTCCGGTATCATCCCAACTCCTGTTAGGGTGCCGCACGGGTTCATCCAGTATTTCTCCTGTTTCAAAATTAATTTCGTATTTGGGTGCTTCTTTTTGGAATGAAGGTTTGTAGACGTTATGCGTTTCATTGATCGCCTTGTACAACGTGCCTTCTCCATACGTGTTCTTCCCCCTCTTCTCATCCCATTTATCTCGCATGAGAGAAGATTGTCGGAAGAGGCTGTCCATTTTGCTGAAATCTCTAGCGCACCAGAACGCTAACATGTTCGCGAATGCCATGTCTGCCTCTGATTGACTGCTGTAGTGAGCTTGCCATCCGTCGTTCATGAATGCTCGAAACATATCATCTTGCTTGGACTGGCTGATTTTTCCGACTATCTCCATTTCGGATAAGTCGTGATCTACTCCACGCTCGACGGAATCGATGTGGACGACTTTCTCTGATTCTAAATACTTGTCGTAGATGCGCTGTATGGACTTTGTGTCAGGTTCGTTGATATCTTTGTATTTACCGAGTGAATTTCCAGTCATAGTAAAGAATCGACCGTTATCGTACATTTCTACGTTATCTTTGCGCTTTCGAATACCCGGTACAGATCCTTTGAGTATGATGTGGATACCATTCCCTGAAGGTGACACCTCTGCATAACTTTTCATGCTTTCGTACATTTCAAAGATGATATTCTCCGACATGTCATTGCGCTTGAATCGCTCCAATTCTTTCGAAACGTCGTCAATATCTATGCCCATGTACGGCTCCGCGAAGAAATATCCTATCCCTGTATAGTATTCAAGACCTTCAACTGCATCCTCAAAACTACTCCATGTAGACGAGTCGTTGCTCTTGGCTGCTTTTCCAGTCTTTGAATCTATCGGAACTTTTGTCTCTTTGCCATTCCGCTTAACTAACTTCCAACTACACCAACGATCATGCTCTTTCAGTTCTTGCGGTATGTGGGTAAAAATAGCAATCATTCCTTTCATAAGAATAAAAGGGGTAGCAAGTACCCCGTTTGTCTAACTTAGAATGGCCAGTTGCCATCCTGTTGTTGCGGTTGTTGTGGTGGAGCTTGTTGTTGGGTTTGTTGTTGTTGAGGTTGATTAGGTTGCTTGCCTGTGTGATTCACTTCCATGAATTTTGTTGTGCTGAAGTTCCACGGTGCCACTGCGTTTCGGTATTCAGGATTGTTTTGGTCTGTTGTGTTGTATGAATCAACTTCCTTTTTGATGTACACACGAGCAGGTCTTCCAGTAATCAATCGGATAAAGTCATCCACTGAATTGACTGGTGTTCCTTCTGGAACGCCAACCGCTTGCAAGATGTACATGAAGCTCGCTGTGTCATACTGACCTGTGTTTTTGCGTTTCCAGTTGTCCATGAATACATGACGATTTGAGAACTTGCCGTTCGTTGTAGCAAGTGCGGGTACGTTGATAAGGTCGTTTCTCACGATTAGATCCAGTTGTAATGATTCCGCTCCACTTGGTGTTGCTGTTTCCATAGCTTTTGCAATCACGATCTCGTACTCTCCTGTAGGTAGTGCTTCGTAACCTTTTGATTCCAAGTTTGAGTAATCTGTTGTAATAAATGACATAATAGTTAGTCTCCTTTTAATTTAAGTTATATTTTTGTTTAAGTGGTTTGAGCGTGCCGTAAAATGCGGGCCAGCTCATATCTTTGAGTGATGGGTGCTGAAACTTGATCCATGCGTCTTTATGACCTCTCGCTTTCGCAAATAAGAAGTAGTCCTCTACCGTTTCAAGCTCTTCTATCTTTTTGTTGCCGTACTCTGCTTTTAATCTGATAGTTTCATAGTCCGCCTGGAACTTAAAAGAATCGATCTTTTCCAACTTCGAATCTTCTAGCGTTTCAAGGGTGCTTTGCTCAATTGGAAATTCTTCACCGCACCCTACGCATATTCTTACATTCGAGTGATTAACCATGTGGCATGTTGGACATTGTTTAATAGGAAGTTCGTTAGCTGTGTTGTTCTTGCGTGTTCCTTTCACCTGGTCTTCAATGCTCCACTCTCTGTACGTGTCTGGCAGACCGTGCATAGCGTAATTGCCTACATGGTCAATGATGATTGCATCCTTACCATCCTGGTACCGCATAGAGCGCATAGACTGTTGCAAGTACAACACTAGGCTTGCTGTCGGTCTGACAAGTATCACGCAACTACAATCGGGTACGTTGAAACCTTCAGAGACGAGATCCACGTTGCAAAGAACTTCAGTCTTTCCAGACTTGAAGTCTTCCATTATAGAATCGCGCTCTTTAGCTGGTGTTTTGGCATCTGCATGAATCGCGTTAATGCCTGCGTTCTGGAACGTCTGTGCTATCTCGATACTGGCTTCCACACTGTGGGCATAAAGAATAGTCTTTCTGCCGTTCGCTAACTCTTTGTAGTGCTTCACAACGTCTCCGAATATCACCTTGCTAACCGCTTGATCCATAGACTTCTTCGTGTAATCACCAGTAGATGCTTTCTTGAGCGCATCCATTTCTGTCAACGTAGGTGCATAGTAGTGAAAGGGTGCTAAAAACTTATTGGCTATTAACCAATCCACTTGTTTACCGTGAATAATCGTGTCGTAAATATCCGTAAAGCCTTTGCCGCTCATGCGCCACGGTGTGGCTGTGAAACCCAGCTTGATAGCTTGTGCGTGATAGTCATACACTTTCTTATAAGTAGCTGCTCGTGAATGATGCGTTTCATCTGTGATGATGATGGTAGGTGCAGGCAGTTGATCTAATCGATTCGCTACCTTGCCGACTGTCATAACTGTTGAAAGTTCTTTACTCACGCCTACTAAGTTGAATGTTTCTTCTATCTGTCGTACCAATTCTTTCCTGTGAACAATGAACAGTACGTGGTTACCTTTGTCAGTTGCGTACTTCGCTATCTTGGCAATGATTACCGATTTACCACTGCCAGGCGGTGACTGTATGAGTACACCAGTAGAACCTCTTGCGATATGTTTTCTTGCATCATTTACTATTTCTTCTTGATATGGGTAGAGAGTAACCAAGATCACTCACCCCCAATATCAAACAACTCGGCATGCAAACAACTTTTCCTTTTATCGAGTTGATTCTTAGCAAATACGCTGCTAGATGGAGCGAGAATGAAACCTCTGTCTCCCGTTTCTTCATTAATAATCAATCGTCCTACCACATTCATCAGACCTAGAACATTGTTCAGTATCTTTTCCCGAATGTCAGGAACGAACTGATTGTACATTTGACCTCCACTTGTCTGTATCTGTCTGGTGTCTTCCCAGGCGGTAAAAACTTTATTCACCCCCTCCCAAGAATTGATATAGCGGATCATGTCTGTCATGAAGTATCCGTATGCGTTGTAGTCTTGCATTTGCGGTATGCCCATTTCTAATCCGGTCTTGGTTTTGGACTCTTTCGCCTTCTCTCCAAACCAAGCATTTTCAAACTCGGAAATGTTATCGAAGAAGATATTGTCGTACTTTTCCAAGTGGTTATCGTGTATTTCTTTGAGCAACACCCGAACTGCATTGAACGGCTGCGTTGTGTCCAGATACACAATGTCGATATTTTCTTCGCCTGCCAGTACGTTCGTTGTGCGGTCTATATCAATAACAAGTGTCTTGCCTGGTAGATACTTTGCGGTAGTTGTTTTGCCTGTGCCCGCTTGTGCGAATATCAGCATCGAAAAGTCTTGCGCGCGCTTTACGTCACTCGCTTTTGTGATTTGCATTACTATCCCTCCTAATCCGTAATCTCTACGCTATAATTAATCGCTTCCGGTTTTACAACTACACCAGGTACCACTTGTCCATTTTCATCCACAACAACAGGCGCACCTTCTAGTTCTGCGACGGTCAGTGTTTTCTTGAAATCTCCCCACTTAGCTTCTTCTTTTATGAAGTCACGCATATTGTTTTCTTGGATGTGAGCAAGTATTGCGTCTTTATCCACCTGTTCGGGTGCCGCTTTCGAATATCTGGATTTCGATTTCCCGAATGGAGTAGAGAGAGTTTTCTTCTTCGGATCTTCTAACAACAATCGACTGTGGAAGTCCTGAACTAACGAATCTTGATACTCGATTTCTTCTTTAAGTTTTCCGCGTTCCTTATCTTCCCAACGCTTGATTTGATCGCGTTGTGCGTCTGCACGTTGTTTGACTTCCGTGTCTTGCCGATGTAGTTCTTGTAATCGTTGCATCGTTTCATCCAGTGCCGACATGGACATAATGCGGAATGTATTATCTTGCATGTATATTCCCTCCTGATTTGTGGTAAAGTAATAGTAGATAGTTTTGTTAAGCCGCCCTCTGCAAAGGGTGGTTTTTATTTATGTGCGTTCATCAGTTGCATATTTTCGTTACATTGCACTGTGATAATGTCAGCCCATGGTGACGCTTTGTGCATACTCTCCAATATTTCACCTTGTGTCATAATCGGTTTGGTCTTAGCATCTTCTACCGACCATCCGCGATCCCTTATACGAGAGCAAAACGTGTGGTAGCCGATTCCGTTGCGTTCCGCTTCCTCCACATCTTCTATATCGTGGATTCTGCGCTTATCCGCTGAACGTCTGACTATTTCATTTCGTGATAGTACAGGCTTGGTAGACGCTTCTGACACCGACATTCCTCTGCGTATTCTTGTTCTATAAGCTCCGACTGATATTCCATTCCTGTGTAGTCGTTCCTTTAATTCGTCGGACAGGCGTTTTTGTTTAACAACCTTCGTAGTAATAGCTCTGTCAATATCCCAACCGCTATTGTTTACACGATTCCAAAGAGTGTTATAGCTGATCCCGTTAGCTTCCGCTGTTTCGTAATCTTCTGGTGTAATGTAGCCGTAACGTTTTGTCATATGATTCACCTCCTATCAATCTTCATCATCCAACCAGAAAGCGACTCTCGCATTTTTAGAATTCCGGGCTTCAATGCGTTTCAAATTAGATGGCGTTGCGTAAAACAAAACAGTCTCTTTTTTGACATTGAGAATTTCAGATATTTCATCTACGGTTCCGAATGCTATTTCCTCCTCGCCTTTGTATACAGACATCTGACGAGAATAATTCTTTCGCTTATGACTGCGTAATTTGGTGTTGATTGATCTGTCAAAATCCCAACCTCTCACCATGCGCTTGTAAAGTATGTCGTTTGAAATACCGTGTTCCCTCGCTATGCGATATTCTTCTGGAGTAGGTTTTCTTTTCATTCCAACACCCTCCATTCAATATTTCCGTCCTTCAACATTTGTTCAGTGGCACATTCCGCATTGCAAAAGTAGTTGTATTCACTGGGGAATGCCAGGACTTCTTCACCTTCTGCTAATTCCTGACCGCAATATGTGCATTCATCGACGGTTATAGATTCTTTCGCGGTATTGTAAAACTCTCTCATACGGTCCATGAAACTCGCTTCTGTCATCTATCTCACCTCGTTTCCTAAACTAATAAACTCGTCATAGACTGACAGCACCGTAAACGGAATAATATACGTATGCCGCTTGTGGAGTTCCTTAAACTCACCACTGTGCTTATTAAACTTCTCAATGGTAACTGTACGGATCGAGTGCCGATTGCCTGTGTGACGTACTACTACACGCCATGCGCCACCTTCGCTTGTCCACTTCATACGCTCACCTCTTTCGCATGATTGCCGCGTAGATTTTACTACTAGCCGTACCACTAAACTTAACCTTGGCATTGCTGTAACGATTACCTACACCGCCATATACCTTGCTGTGCTTTTCGTCCTCGATATACTTGACCACGTAATATCCTTTAACCAGTAAATCCTGTACGCGTTGCTCACGTTCAGCGGGTGAGCCTGCTTTGATGGTTACCGTAAACATGTGATTACCTCCTCAGTATTGGGCGTTGGAATCGTCGGTGATTTTATAACTGGACGCGTATCTACCATCTTCGAAACTTGGGTAAGAATACCGAAAACTCGCTACTTCGAGAACCTCTCCAATTTCTTCTCTTGTGTTGTCTTCAATAGGTTGTACTTTCATTCCAACTACCACTTCATCCGGCTGTACTGCATTCACAAACTCTTTCGGCACATCAATCTCCAACGCTCTTGCTAGTGTGATAGCTTTACCAATGTCAGCATTGAATACTTCGCCCGGCATGCATTTTGAACGTCCCACATGACGAACTTCTCTTTGAACTTCTGTACCGTGATTCATCCATCTAACTAGAGCAGTTATCTTATTTTCTTTTCTAACAAATTCAGTTTTGTAAAAACGGTATTGCGCGGTAGTATTTCCTATGTGGAAGTTTGAATCTCCTATTTCCACACTTTCATACTTTTGAACAAACTCCCTAGCCCGCTGAATCAATTCCGCACGTTGTTCGTTCTCTGATTTAAGCGGAACGCGAGGACATAACTCGTCAATCGCCATCATTAAATCTAATAGTTCACCGCCTGGATACCGCTCGGTTAGTAATTTAGCCATTGTCTCCACATCCGGTGTCTCATCCTTTGCCGCATCATACCCTGCATCAAATCCACTTTTATACACACGAGCTGTTAACGCATCCGTCATTTCCTGCCAGTCTTGCATTGATTTACGACCTAGTTTGTTTTCCATCAAATAATCCCTCCGATTGTTTTAATGATTTCTAGTGATCCGGTTACCATAAAACGCAGCCACATACAGCCTAAGTAACCTAGACATGCGATAACTCCCATGAGCGGCAGACACCAGATGAACATTTCTGCGCTCTTGCTCATAGCATTTCTTCCATATTGTCTAACCAGCTATCAATAGAATCTAAGCTGAATAGCAAAATCCCTGCCGATGGTTTCATGTGTGGTATACGCTTCTCTTTCATCAATCTGTATATGGTGGATTCCGACATCGGACAACCTACTGAATCGAGATAGTCTGATAGGTTCTTCGCGCCGCGCACACGTCTTAGTTTCTGCATGACTTTCCCTCCATTGCATTATTATTGCGTTGCTTTGCTAACCTTGTCCGATAATGCAATATTATTGCAGTCGGTAGGTAAAAAAATATCATCCATGTTTTTGTCGAAATAATCTTTCAGCAAAAACATTTCATTCGCTTGGAATTGATGGACGCCGCGTTCCTTATTGGAATATGTCGTTTTATTAATACCGATGATCTTTGCTAACTCTTCCTGCGACAGTCCAGCTTCTTTTCGAAGTCTGACTAAATTCCACTGCATGTCGAATCACCTCTTTCCTTGTCTATGAACCTACTATATTGCATATATATTGCAATGTCAAACATTATTTGCAATATTAATGCATAAAATTCGTTTTTTATTGCAAAATAAGATAAATCGATGCATTATAAATAGAGGGAAGGAGGCTATCTTGTCGTGTTAGACGAAAAAGAATTACAGCTCTATATAGGAAAGAAGATAAAAGAGTATCGAAACAAGTCGGGTTTAACGCAAAAGCAAGTAGGAGAGAAAATTGGAGTTCAGAATAATTCCGTTTCTGCTTATGAAAGAGGGGCGGCGTCTCCTGATTCTGATGTATTTTTTAAACTGGCTCATATCTTCGGCGTGCGTGTGGATGACTTTTTCCCACCAATGCAACACGAAAATTCATATCTCGATAAATTACGGAATAATGCAGCTCATGGAAATCTTAAAGCGGAGGAAATGCAGTTTTTACAAAAGCTCATAGAAAAATCCCTTTCTTTAGATGGAGAAGAAAGGGAAAAATTTTTAGAAGGCATCAGGTTTACGGTTGAGTATCATGAAAAGTTTAATCGATAGACGTGTGTTTTTCGTCAGGATCAGGCGGTTCCTTTTTCACATTCACAATTTTTACAAATTGAACAAGTAACTCAAACAGATCATCTGTCATAACAAGCACCGCCTTTTTATCTTTTTTTTGCGAGGTGTCCAATTGGCTTACGAAGTCGGTAGATGCCTGCTACGTGAAATACTGGACAATAAAGGAATGAAGCAATCAGATTTAGCTGTCCGATTGAATGTTACCAAACAGCAAATCAATAAGTATGCACAGGACAAGCAGCGCATGTCGTTAGAGGTAGCCAAGAATATTGCCGTCATACTTGATTGCCACATCGAAGACCTTTACCAGTGGGACGTAGTAGGTAATAACGAGTAGATTCGCGGTCTACTCGCGGCCGATAGTCAGCCGAACGACTTACTGGCATTATACCTCATTTCAGCCAAATAATATGTATATTTTTAATTATTGGCTTATTCGTTGTGCTTAATATATCATGTATAGAACAGATGTTCCACTACAAAGTTCAGGAAGGGGAAAAAACATGGCATCCACAGAGCATCTAGGCGGAGACAAGTACAAGGTATATGTGGAATTGGGTACAGATAGTTATGGCGTGCGCAAACGACGTACCAAGACGATTACCGCTACATCTGCACGCGACTTGAAAAAGAAGGCACTGGAATTTGAATTACAGTGCTTGAACGAACCGATTGAGACATATGAAGATATGACATTTGCTGTATTGTTTGATAAGTGGTGGACTGTGCATGTTGAGCAGCATTTAGCGATATCCACTAAAACGGACTACAGTTACTTTAAACCCATGCTAGTGGAGTATTTCGGGAAAATGAAAGTTCGTAAAATCAAAAGTCTGCATATTGACGAGTTTTTTATTCGCGAGCGGGATCTCGGACGTAAATCACTGACAGCCAAACTCGCTGTGTTAAAAAGTCTTTTTGGACGTGCGTACGAATGGGAAATAATACTCCACAATCCTATGCATCGCTACAAGCTCAAAGGCGCAGTTAAGTCTAAAGAGCGGAGCTTTTATAATGAAGATGAATTAGAGCGATTCTACATGCTACTGGAAAAGCAGAGCGAACGCAATCGGTTGATGTTGTTAGCTACGTCCTTGGGAGGGTTAAGACGTGGGGAAGTTTTAGGGATTGGCGAGGATGTAATTGATTATGAAAACAATTCGATTACTATTAAGCGTTCACTAAATTGGGATCGTGGACGTAAGCGAAAATATTTAGGTGAAACCAAGGGGAAGGAAGAACGTGTAATCATTTATCCTAAATTCTTCATGAGTGAATTAAAAAGATTCGCGTTCAAGCAAAATGAATTGCGTTGGTCATTCGGGGATCAATGGGAGATGGTGGATGACGTGGATCTACTCTTTAGAACGAGTTACGGAACAATCATGCATCCGCAATCATTCACGAACTTATGGAAGAAGATTCGTGCTACTCTCGGACTGAAAGAAATTGATTTACACGACTTGCGGCATTCCGCTGCTACCTATTTGATTCGCAACGGAGAAAGCATGAAGGCGGTTCAAGAATTTCTCGGTCACAAAGATTTTGAAACAACAATGAACAGATATGTGCATGTGGAAGTAGAGGATAAGCAGAAGTTAGCCCAGGCATTCGAACGGCTATTATAG